CGCGAAAGCGGACCGCAACAAGGAAAGCCCTTGTAAGGGCCTGACTTGCTGTGAGTGGATCAGATTCCACCGCATCGAGTTGGGTTCTCCCAAAGCGAAGATTTGGTCTTCACTGTAGACTTAGTGTGGGGATTCGGCGCGTTACTTTTTCGCGAGAGTACTAGAGTTCTTTGGTGCTAACACCTCCATCCTCTAGAGTGTCGAGTTTCCTGCATGACCTTGCAGTGAAGCCAGGTCAAGTGTCGGTCTAAACTCTGAGTTTGGATAGGGATATTAGACTGGAGAAGTCTAGTATTTCCGAAATCCTATGGGAGTCGAATCTCATAGGGGGGTCCTCACTGAGAGTGATGATAAGTCACTTGAAGCCTGATTGGTAAAACCTACCAAAGCCTACCAAGGCTGGCTGCGGCCCCTTAACAGGGAAACCGAAGTTTAACAGGTTCGATTAAATTTAGCAGTTACAATCACATTTCAGCCTCGCGAAATGCTTGGCCGAACATATGATCGGCTGCTACGTTCAGTTGAACAGGTTAATGCCATGCTCAAGGTAAAACTTGGGCGTCCATTAGTGAATACCGTAATTTGTATGGTACCGCTAATGGGACGGAAGGTAAACTTATCAGTGGTTAAAGTGGTTATCACTTTTCTGTCTACTTGCCACCGCCTGCAGAGGAAAGGAGGAATGCGCTTTCTGGTAATCTACCTTAAAGCGTGTTCTACCCTGCTTCAGCAGTCGATAGGTGGACAGAAACTCAGTAATATGAGCCCTCTTGGATGTCGACTCCGGCGAACAAAGGGAGGTGGACTCCCTAGGTGTATTCCCATGCTCCACCGTATGGCGATTGGTAGGGGATCGGTTTTCCATATAAAACTCTGGGCAACCTTCTTCGGCTTATACCGGATTTTGGCTTGCCCATGGTTCGTAAAGTTAAACACGATCACGGACCCTTCAAAATACGAGACGGACCTGATGCCTGAGTTTAGCAACTTTTGCATTAACTCGTTCTGGGTAGCTATAAAGGTGAATTTCCCTGTAAAAGGGGGAATCACTGATATCTTTACCCGCGGCGAGGACTACGGACCGTTGGAGTTTGTGAAGACACTTAGAGCAAAGCCTTTCCTGATCTCCAAATCTGGACCTCAGATTACAGCTGGTAATGCCCCTGGTGGGGTATTATCAACTTCTCCCCTAGGGATCGCTGCGGCAGCGGCCGTGTGGTCTAGGTCAAACCTTTATCCATGTTTAGAAACGTGGTGTAAGATGACTGACAATCACTGGCTGCTTAACCGTATTGATCTCTGGAAGGAAGCGAGCCTTGGCTGGGAAGAGGGAATAGGGATTTCGCCCAATTCCCCGACCTCCCCTTTCGAGCCTAAGGAACAACTCGGTAAACTGGGATTCAAACAGGAGCCCGCAGGAAAGGTTAGGGTGTTTGCCATGGTGGATCCGTTGACTCAGTGGCTGTTCTCTCCTCTTCACGAGGCGATCTTCAGCTTACTGAAGCGGATCCCGCAAGATGGTACTTTCGATCAACTTCGACCTATTGAGCGTTTAAATCGGACTTTCATCGGTCCGCTTTACTCATTTGATTTGTCGTCTGCGACCGATCGTATCCCGCTTGCGTTCCAGAAGATTCTCTTATCCCCCATCTTAACCAGTTGGGGGGCAGAGACTTGGGGGAACCTATTGGTTGGTCGGGAGTATGCATGTGGCAAGTCCATAAAATTCAAAGGGCAGTCTAAACAACTGCTCTCTGAAAGTGGATTCGTACATTATGCTGCCGGCCAGCCGATGGGCGCCCTATCTTCCTGGGCTATGCTTGCACTAATCCACCATTCAATAGTTCAATGGGCCGCTGTTCGAGCGGGGGTGATTCCCATTGGTTCTTGGTATCCTCACTACGCCATCTTGGGAGATGATGTAGTGATAGGGGGTAGCAAGGTAGCAATGGAGTATCGCTCGTTGATGCATCGACTAGATGTATCAATTGGCGAACATAAATCCCTTATCTCCCGTGCAGGACGAGCGCTGGAGTTTGCGAAA